GATTCAAAAGCTCTTGAAATATGGGACGGCATTGCTTGGGCCAGTCCTGCAGGTTCATCAGGTGCTGTTAGTATTACACAAGCCAACGACATTGCGGTTCAGATCGCATTAACATTAGGATAATAAAATGCCAACCGTATTTAAACACGCATTAGTAACAGAAGTTGGTACATCAGCAACTGATATTGTAACAGTTGACGCAGGTGTTAGAGCAACAGTTATTGGCTGCAACTTGGCTAACGTAACAGAATATGACACCGTGGTTGCTGACCTATATGTATTTGGAGCAGATAGTGTAGTGACACATTACGTCAAGGGATTGGTAATTCCTCCAAATACCAGCGTAAAAGTAATTACGCAAGGTGAAAAATTAATACTTCCTGCTACCACAGGATTAAGATTAAGAAGCGATACGCCAGACAGTATCGATGCTACAGTTAGTTATGTTGAGATATCATAAGGATTAAATTATGCCAAGTACATATTATTTAGGTACCAGCCCAGACGAAGCACTTGGAGATAGTCCGAGATATTGGTATGCAATTCGCAGAAATGCAGACGGTGAACTATTTCTATTACGCAGCGATCAAGCCAAGGATAAAGATTCTATCGAATTAAACTTACCAGGTGCTCCAAATGAAAACTTTGAAGATTTTGAACCAGGTGTAGATTACTTCGATGGTATCGCAGCCGATCATGAAGTTGTTTACGATAATCTATACTGGACTCAGTATCGATGGGATAACCGTAACATGCTTTACTATATAGATAGTCAAGGACGATTAGTTCAACGTATCAACCAAGGATACTCATATCCAACAGGACATTCAAGTTAAACGGAATAAATTATGGCAGAATTTAAGATCAGTAGAATACGGTACACTTGGCGCGATACTTGGGCCACTGGTACTGATTATATCAAAGACGACATTGTAAGATTCGGTGGCGCATCGTGGGTCTGTGTTAGAAAACATACAGCTTCAGCATTTGCGACTGATCAAATATATTTGGCAAATCCAGACGATACAGATTTTACTCCAGCATGGATTAAAATGACCGATGGTTATGCATGGCGCGGCGATTGGGCTGCATCTACATTGTATAACCCAGGTGACATTTCTCTATACGGTGGTGTTATCTATCTCTGTATACTGAGCCATACTTCTGCTGCAACATTCGCTGCCAATGATCTCAAGTGGGCAGTCTATACCGCATTGCATAATTGGGTCCAAAATTGGACTATTAACACACGTTATGCAGTTGGAGATGTTGCAAGATACAACGGCATTGTGTATCGTTGTACTGTAGAACATACTTCTTCAACATTAACTAACGGTTTAGAAGTCAGTAACAATGACGGATACCAAGACAGTACTCTCGAATCATGGGAGATTGTATATTCAGGAGTTCAATATCGTGGCAATTGGACTGTTAACACAAGATATCGCATAAACGATTTAGTAAAATTTGGCGGAACAGTTTTTAGATGTAAAAAAGGACACCAACACGCTAACGATTCAACTTTAAACTTTGATTTAGACTTACATTGGCAAATTGAATTTCCAGGGTTTCAAAAATCTGGCATGTGGAATAATTCTACAGTCTACCAAAACGGAGACATTGTTCAACACGGCGGAAAACTATATTACAGTCTAACTACAAATTACAATAGTAACCCTACCAGCAGCACCTATCAAATTCTTGACCGTGCTAATCCAGAAATCGATTGGCAGGTTGTATCAGCTGCTGACAGCTTTAAAGGCGATTGGACAGCCGCAGGCCAGTACAAAACTGGTGATGTTGTTCGCCGTGGCGGATACACATATCGTGCATTATTAGATACAGCGTTAACTGCTGATGGTAGCAGTCTTGATTATCTCGATTCAACTAATTGGGAAGCAGTGATACCAGGTAACGACCATAAAGTAGAATGGATCATTGGTAACACTTACGCAGTAGGCGATCTTGTAACATATGAAGGGACGCTATGGAGATCTAACTACGAACATATAGCCAGCAACGAAAATTGGCCGTCATTAGACAGTGGTTCAGGATTCTTCTATTGGGATATTGTGTTGCTATCCGGTTCGAACACCGGTATGAAAAATCGAGGAGATTTGTTAACCTATAACCTATCTCGTGATTTAGTCGGTGACGGTAGTACTTTTAATGAAACTTCTGTGCCGATAGGCGAGTTAGGTCAACTGGCAACCATCGACGATGCTGATACTATTTTTTATAACTTCTGGGGACAATCTGACAAAGTTCGTTATGTCAGCGCCGATGAATCGATAGCATTAGACGATGATACAGATCCTGAACGTGGTATTAGTCCATTTAAACCATTTAGAACAATTCGTTATGCCTGCGAACACATTGAAGATTTAAACACTGCATCAGAGCATTATACTATCAGAGTATCCACAGGCGAATACGAAGAAGTGTTACCGATCATAGTACCTGAAAAAGTTGCTGTGGTTGGAGACGAGCTTAGAGCAACGCAGGTTAGACCTAAACCAGCAAATCCAGCATTGGCTAATGATCGACCATATTCATTGGTTGCATTAGATCATATCTCTGATATTATTCAAGATCTATTTGCCAACAATACTATAACTAAGGCTGTTGGTAATACAGAAGACCAAGTATTCTTAACAGAAACAGTACAGGTAGCTGGTCCTCCAATCATTGATACAATGACTGGAATGGTAACTCCAACATACATTGATGTTACGCAACCAATAACTGTCAGTCCGGCAGCAGCCACAGATATTCAAGATATAATCAGTGACATTACTGATTATATTAATTTCTACGTAGCTGGACAAGGAACAGAACCTACTATGACTGGTTCTAACACAGCGGTTACGGCATTAGGTTACACTAATGCAGTTTTAGTCCTTGAAGCGAATAAGAATTTCCTTGCAGAAGAAGTGTCTGCATTTATTGCTCAACAATACCCATTATTAAATTATGATGCATCTCAGTGTAAGAGAGATATTCGTAGATACATTGATGCATTTAAGTACGATATAATCTACACAGGTAACTACAAATCATTATTAGGTGCAAGATATTATCGAAATGCAGTTCTCGGATCAGAAGGCGAGGACATGTTCTATGTACGTGATGCTACTGGTATTCGTAACATGACCTTAAAAGGATTAACAGGAACTCTTAATCCTCCAAGAGTATATGAACTGTATCAGCGACCAACTGGTGGTGCCTTTGTAAGTCTTGACCCAGGCTGGGGCCCTAACGATACTCGCTGTTGGATTACAACTCGATCATGTTATGTACAAAACGTAACCACATTTGGTACCTGTGCAGTCGGTCAAAAGATTGACGGGGCACTACACAATGGTGGTAATAAATCTATTGTTTCAAACGACTTTACACAGGTTATCAGTGATGGTATCGGAGCTTGGGTATTAAACAACGGTCGTGCAGAACTTGTTTCTGTGTTTACATATTATTGCAATATTGGTATGTTTGCCGAAGATGGCGGTGTTATTCGTGCTACTAACGGCAACAGTTCATATGGTAATATTGGAGCATTGGCAGACGGCAATGATCCTGGTGAAGTACCAGTTTATGCAACTATTAACAATCAAACAACTCAAGCAACGATCGCAGCAGCGTTCGCTGGAGAAATTAACGACGAAATTTTAGCATTTGAATTTAGTCACGCTGGTGAAAACTATACCAGAGCCGATTATACAGTTACTGGCGCTGGTGTAAATGCCAGTGTTCTTCAAGAAGAATTTAGAGATAACGCTATTTTTGAAATGATGGTTCGTAACGATCCGTCGGGTACATTTACTGGAACACCAGGCGGCTCAGGATACAGCTTGGTCGGTAACAACGCACAAACAGGTACCGCTACTACAATTACACTCGCAACCAATGATGCAAATACTGAAGCAGATTTGTTAGGATTGAGAATTGTAATAACCAGCGGTGATGGTACAGGACAATACGGTCAGGTTGCATCCTATAATTCCACAACTAAATTATTAAATGTCATAAGAGAAAGTGACGGTCAACCAGGATGGGATCACATAGTTCCAGGTAAACCTATAGTGACCACAATGACTACGAATGCAACATATCGTCTTGAGCCAAGAATAACATTCTCAGATCCAGGGTTTACAACAACTCTGTTTAATTTAGGAACATCAGTAAGTTGGGCAAACGTAGTATATGGCGAGACATCTGGTACTTATACCGATGTTACCGGTAGTGCTGGATTAGGCACTACTCTTGATATAACGCCAATTACCGCAACCTGGAATATTGTTAAAGTTGGAAGAGGTTATACCATAACTCTTGCACAGGGCGGCGCAGGCTATATTGTAGGTCAAACAGTAACAATTGACGGTGAAGATGTTGGCGGTGAAACTATTGAAAACGATATTACAATTACAATTACAGCAGTGTCTGATGATAGTACTAATTCAATATTAGATTTTGATTATTCAGGCCTTGCAGCCAGCGGACGATTTGTAGCAACACCAACATCAGCTACTACTACTTCATATTCCGAAGATGGCGTAGTATGGGGAACTGGAACTTTACCAAGCGAAAACAATTGGAAAGCATTAGCAGCAGGTGAGGCTAAATTTGTAACTGTTGCATTTGGTACTAACAGTACTGCATATTCGTTAGATGGCATAGCATGGACTGCTGGCGGAAATATGCCTTCGGTACAAAATTGGAATTCGATTGCTTACGGAGCCCCTGTTGGCAGCAACGGACTGTTTGTAGCAGTAGCAGGAACAGCCAACGCAGGTGCAGTCAGTACTAATGGTACTACATGGACTGCAATATCGCTACCAGTATTTGGCGATTCGACATTGAACGAATGGGTTGACATTGCCTACGGTAAAGGTAAATTTGTAGCACTGGCTAACAGCGGAAATATTGTTGCAGTTGGTACATATAATTCAATTACATCAACAATTTCCTGGGTTGGCGTAATTATGGATTCTGTTGCAGACTCATCACAGAAAGATTGGGTCAGCATTGCCTATGGTAATAACAGATTCGTAGCAATATCATCAACTGGTGATATATCCTACAGCTTTGATACAGAAACATGGTATGGAGCTACAGCAGCAAGCCAAGACGGTTCGACAGCACATAACTGGAAACAAATTAGATACGGCCAAGGTGTATTCTTTGCAGTAGGTGATTCTGGTGGCAGAGACATCGGTGCAGACCCTGTACCAGCGTCAGAAACAACATTCGCAGCAACATCATATGACGGTATTAGATGGACTAATAGAGGTCTGCCAGAAGCTGCATTATGGAGTGCAGTAGCATTTGGTAATCCTGATATATCAATGGGCGACAGTACAGCTTCTAATAGCACACCTATGTGGATCGCAGTTCACCAATCATTGACTGGTACAGCCTGCAAGATATTAACAGGCGCTCGAGCAATTGCCAGAGCGATTGTTGAGTCTGGAAGAATCAAGTCTATAAGAATTTGGGAACCTGGTAGCGGATATTCTTCAACTCCAACCTATACAATTACAGATCCCAAGAATACCAGTGAAGCATTTATCAATCCAAGACTGGGTGATAGTGTGTTAGCACAACCAAGCTGGATTTTCAGAGGGACAAACTATAAGACCAGCTCGACACGGGTAACAATATCTGGTGACGGTTATGCTGACGTTATTCCAAATACACAATTTGTAACAGTTGCGGGACTACCAACACTGACAGGCCCTGGTACACAATTTAGATTCCGCGGCGAAACAAACTATTTTACAGTGGCAACTGTAGAATTTGAAAGCAGCGAAAGCAATGGAACTATTACAGGAACATTTAGAGTAAGTCCGCCGTTAGATTACGATTACTATCTTGAGCACGGTGCGCAGGTAGAAGTTCGTGAACGTTACAGTCAGGTTCGTATTACAGGACATGACTTCCTTGATGTAGGATCTGGAAATTTCTTAGAAACAAATTACCCAGAGCTGTACACTCTAAACACATACTTCTATGCACCTGAAGACGAAGTTGTTGAATTAAACGGTGGACGTGTGTTCTACACCAGTACCGACCAAAGCGGTAACTTTAGAACAGGTGAATTATTTGCAGTTGAACAGGCAACCGGTGTAGTTACAATTAGTGCGGACTTCTTCGATCTACAGGGTCTAACAGAATTGGCACTGGGCGGAGTTCGACTTGGTGGTTCAGGAGCGATCGTTCGTGAATTTTCAACAGACCCGCTGTTTACCGCAGACTCAAATAACGTAGTATCAACGCAAAAAGCGATTAAATCCTATTTGGCAAATCGTTTAAACGTTGGCGGATCAGATCTATTAACAGCCAGCTTCATTGCAGGTACTGTTCGAGTTGGTCCAAACATAATTTCAAACACAGCTGGGTTAACTATTACTATCCCAAGAATGGCAGACTTCAGCGGGCGTGGCGAAAGAGGGGCAGCAACACATATTCGTGGTAGTATGTTGGCGCAAACAATGTTTTATAAATCATTTAATGACAATGGATTATAATGAATAAATACACTAACTTCAAAAAAATCGGAGTGGATAATGGCAGAATTTAAATTAGGTAGAATTAGATTTGTATGGAAAGGTAACTGGGCAACTGGTACTACATACTACATAGATGACGTTGTAAGGTACGGCGGCAGTACATATATTTGTACAGTCGGCCATTCTGCCGCAGCTGATTTTAATACAGACTTAGAATATAATCCAACTAAATGGAATCTAATGTCTAATGGTACTGACTGGAAAGGGGACTGGACAGTTAATACATTTTATAAAGCTAACGATATTGTAAAATACGGTGGTTTATTATACATCTGTAATACCAAACATACATCTACCAATTTAGCGCAATCAGGAACACCCGGTGCAGAAACAGTTACTGGTCTTGAAAAAGATCAAGCCAAGTGGACATTGTATGCTGAAGGATTTGATTGGCAAGGTGACTGGACAATCTCAACACGCTACAAGAAAAACGATCTTGTAAAATACGGCGGATACACCTATGTATGTAACACGGCTCATACTTCATCTGCAACTACTACCTTAGGCTTAGAAGCATACTCTTCATACTGGGATTCTTTCAATCAAGGATTAGAATACAAAGGTACTTGGGCTGGCGCCAGCACACGTTATAAATTAAATGATGTTGTGAAATATGGTGCAGGACTTTGGATCTGCACAGCGCAACATACATCAACTGCTTCATTTGCAGCTGACTCATCAAATTGGAGTCAGTTTGTTGAAGGTATTGAATTTGAAGACACTTGGGTTTACACAACTACATATCAATCAGGCGATGTGGTCAAGTACGGTGGTAATCAATACGTAGCTAAGACTGTTCATACAGCAGCAGCCGTAACTGAGACACCGCTAACACAAACTTCAAGATGGGATCTATTCAGCGAAGGATTTAAATTCCAATCTGACTGGACCAATTCAACTTCTTATAAGATCGGCGAAGTTGTAAGATTAAACGGCTATACATACTTGGCCACTACTGATTCACCTGCCAACACCTACACTGTTACAGCAGCCACCGCAGCAAATGATCAATTCACTATAGCCAGCACCACTGGTATTGTTGCTGGAATGACTGTAAGATTTACTGGTACTACTTTTGGCAACGTGTTTACAACTGCAAGATATTATGTTAAAACTGTTGCAGCTGGTTACATTACGATCAGTACCACATCGGGCGGAACTACATTTGATGTTCCTTCTAATGCAACAGGTACAATGACTGCAACGGTATCGGCAGAACCCCCAAATGCATCATACTGGACAAGATTAAATTCTGGTATATCATGGCAAGGCACATGGGCCGATGACTCAGAGTATCGCCTTGGTGATGCTGTTCGTTATGGTTCTAACGCATATATCTGCGTTTTAGATCATCGTTCGGAAGAAGACGACGGATCGACTGTCGGAGTACAGGGTGGTGGCGCTGCAAATAGTCGCCCTGATCGCGATACCGCTGGAACATATTGGAGTATCTTATCGACAGGTAGCGAAACTGCGGTATTAACTACACGCGGTGACCTTGCATATTATAGCGGATCAGGACCAAATAGATTACCGATTGGTACAGAGGGTCAACTTTTAAGATCTAACGGTACTGATCCAGAATGGGTAACACTTGGTAAAACTGATCACGTTTACTATGTTGCAGAACACGGCACAGACGGCCCTGCTCCTGTATATGGATTGTCATTAGATAAACCATGGAGAACAATTCGTTATGCCTGTGAACAGGTAGAAAACGGCTGCAGAAAACCTAACGCTGCATATTTGCTTGAGATGAACCGTGCATTTATTCAACGAGAAGTTACAGAGTGGATTGATTACCAGATAGCAAATAATATTTCTCCGTTTACTTCTGCATTTGATTACGATGAATATAAGTGTGAGCGAGATACAGGGTTTGTTGTTGATCGTTTGATCTGGGATATTAATCACGGCGGAAACTTAAAAACATTATCAGCAGCATTGGCCTATATCAATCTATTGTCTAACGGTGACATATATGCAACAGCCGAAGAAGGTAATGGTACTGGGATATACTCTAAGGTGGGGGTAGAAGGTACTAAAGATGCAGCAGCTTATAATTACATGCTGACATTAGTTGCTAAGGTATTAAACAATACTGCTCCTACTGCAAACTATCAAACACTTAACGGTGATAATTCCACTTCAACAGTAGCGCAATACATCGATTTAGCCTACACAGCTGAACCTACAGCAATCACTGAAATAACTACCTTGGTAGGAATTCTTACAACAGCACTAACTGAACAGACAGCAACTAATCTTCCAGATCGTTCAGTTCCAGCAAACAGTATTTTTATCAAGAGCGGTGTATTCCAAGAAGTATTGCCGATTATTGTTCCAGCTGAAACTTGTTTGATCGGTGACGAAGTACGTTCAACACATGCTGGACCTATTGGCAGCACTGTTAATTTAACTGATGCAAAATACAGTCTTGCTACATTAGATCGTTTAGAAACTGTTGTCGGCCAAGTTATCCTTGGTACTGACGTTACAGAAAGTTCTGGAAATACAGCAGTACAGAGCCGTGCTTGGCCATACGCCAGCTCTGTAGAAGTTACCAGTTTACAACAACTTGTTCGTACACTGAAATGGAACACTGCCTATAGATTAAATTCTACAGATCCTATTCTATTAACTGACCCGACAGGTTACAATTCTGCATATTTGTCAGGATACGGCGATGCACGTTACCTATTGCAAGAAAACAAAGAATTCTTGAAACAAGAAATCACTGCGTTTATTGCAGTTAACTATCCTACAGTTAAGTATTCCAAAACCAGATGCAAACGCGATGTTGGATATGTTGTCGATGCAATGGTTTACGATTTAACCTACGGTGGATATTCACAGACATTAAATGCTGGCCTTGCTTACTTTGACGGTAATTCAAGCACAACATTAATGATTGACTCTACAGAATTAGCTGCAACATCAGCATCTTACAGTAGATTAAAAACAGTAATGCAACAGATTGTTGCCAATACCGCTGTAACACGTTCGACCGGTAACTTATCAACTCAGTTTACTGATAGTACTAATCGCACTGGCGGATCATCAGCATCTACATTTATTGGTAACGGCATTGATATTATTATTAATATCATTGCAGGGGATTCAACAACCAGCCTAACTCCGCAGATCAATATTACACAGATTGCAACTAATAACACATTTACTTCTGCAACACACGGTTTATTAGTTGGCGATGCTGTAATTCCAAGAACTACTTCCAACGGACTAACTGCTGGAGTAAAATACTGGGTAGTAGGAACGGTTGCTACTAATACATTCCAATTGGCAGCATCTTATGGTGGCAGCGTATTAGCTACATTTACCAACGGTTCTGGACTTGACCTCGACTTTGAAAAGATCGATTACCCAGTAGCAACTAACGCTGTAACATCAACTACTGCACTAATCACAGCAGCACAGACACTTGATGCTGCACAAGAAACAATTGTTACAAACTCAACCAGTTACTTGACTGCAACCTATCCAACATTGGTATACAACACAGCCAAGTGCCAGCGAGATGTTAGATTAATTCTTGAAGCTGTGATGTTTGACTTTATGTTTAACTCTAATGTTCAGTCAACTAATGCAGCCTATGCATATCTAAGATCCAGCGCCAGTGATGTGTTTACTAACAATCAGAAAACAGCTACTCGTGCAGCGTTTACCTATGTTAAGACACAGGCCAACGCCAACGTAGGCGGAGATGCAACTGCACAGGCAAGAATTTCTACATTAATGACAACTATCGATGATATTATCTTTGGTGCAACCTTTGATGGTTCAGTATGTCAAACAGAAATTCGTGCAGCTGATTGGGCTCGCCTACAACTTGAGCGCAACAGAGCATACATTGTTGCTGAAATTTCAGCATATATGACTCAGACATTTAAAGGTACTGTTACAGCGACCAATTCCGCTGATTACTTAACTATCAGTGACACAAGTTGGTTGAAACGAAATGCTGCTGTTAGATTTTCCGGAACAGTGTTTGGGGGAGTAAGTACAGAAACAACTTACTATGTTCAAAACGTAATAAGCTCAACACGTTTCACCGTTGCGTTAACACGTAATGCTACAACTCCGGCAGACCTATCAACAGCCGCAGGATCAATGACAGTGTCTTATTACTTTAATACAGCATTATGCTTACGTGATGTAGGCAGAATGATCGATGCATTTAAGTTTGATACAATGTATCCAGGAAACTACAAAACAATAATGGCTGCAAGATATTATGCCAATGCTGTTCTTGGTAGTTATGAAGAAGATGCATTCTATCTACGCAATGGTACTGGTCTACGCAATATGACGCTTGAAGGACTGTATGGAGATCTTACACCTCCAAACATTTACGGTACTTCAAGAACAACCGCAGGAGCATACGCAAGTCTTGATCCGGGTTGGGGACCTGCAGACTTCCGTGGTTGGATTACTAACCGCTCACCATACGTACAAAACTGTGTCTGTTTTGGTTATGCTGCAATTGGTCAAAAGATTGACGGTGCATTGCATAACGGTGGTAACAAGTCTATCGTGTCAAACGACTTTACACAATTGATCAGCGACGGTATCGGCGCTTGGGTAACTAATAACGGTCGTGCAGAACTTGTTTCTGTGTTTACATACTACGCACACGTCGGTTATTTGTCAGAAGCAGGCGGACGTATTCGCGGTACAAACGGTAACAACTCTTACGGTAAGTTCGGTTCAGTAGCAGAAGGGTATGACGTAACTGAAACTGTTGGTACAGGTATTGTTGACAACAGAAACTTCGTAGCAGCCACAGGTAAAGTTAACACTGACGGTGGTACTTCAATATTCAACGTAGAGTGGACCAATGCTGGAACAGATTACACTACTGCAACTTACTCAATCAGTGGCGCAGGTATTAATGCCAGCGTTGAACAAGGTGACGAGATACGTGACGGTGCAGTTTTCCAAGTTAGATTGCTTGATTATGTAGACGATTCAACATCAGCACCAGAAGCCGACGGCAACTATGGTGGTTACGGCTATGTTTCAAATGCCAATACTGCACAGGGCGGTACAACTACACAGATTACCATTGCTGCTACTGACGGCGAATTAAGCAGTGCATATATTGGAATGAAATTATTTTTAACTGGCGGCACTGCTGCTGGTCAATTTGGTATTGTTGCAACATACAATTCAGGTACAAAAATAGCTACAGTTAACAAAGAATCAACAGGTGCGGCTGGGTGGGATCATATTGTTCCAGGAACAACTATTACATCTCCTGATGCATCAACAACCTATGTAATGGAACCAAGAATTTCATTCACAGCACCGACTTATTCGTCTACAGCAAGAACATTAGCAACCAGCCAAACATATACAGATGTTGCCTATGCTGAATTACAACGAACATACCTAAGTGTTACTGGTACAACTTCTGGTTCTGGTAGTGCTGCTGCGTTTAACGTAACAAGAAAAGGCACGAAGTATTCTTCAGTTATATTAAGAACAGCAGGTACTGGCTATGCAAGATTAGATACTATTACATTAGCTGGTACTGCTCTCGGCGGTGCAGCAACAACTAATAATATTACTATAACTATTACCGCAGTTAACTCAACTAACGGTGCTATTCAAGCGTTTGAATTCGTTGGAAAAGCATCTGGTGGTAACTTTGTTGCAATATCATCAGGTTCAAGAACTATTAATACATCGATTGATGGAACTACTTGGACTGAAAGACTATTAGCTCTGCCAAGCACTTCAAACTGGACTGCAATGGCCAGCGGTAAATTAACTGCTCAAGAAACAGCAGGGTCGTTTGTAATCGGTCGTTCATATACTATTCTAAGTCTTGGCGATACAATTTGGACTACTATTGGTGCTGTCAATCAGGTAGTAGGAGAAATATTTGTTGCTACAGGAGCAGGTTCTGGAACAGGAACAGCTACTCCAAATGCAACAGCTATTGTAGCAGTATCGAGTAGCACAACAGTTAACGCTTATTCAATTGATGGCGGTATAACATGGACAGCAGGTGGAGCACTATCATCTTCAGGTACATGGTCTGGTGTTGCATACGGACAAGGTAAATGGGTAGCAGTTAGAAGCGGTAGCACAGCGTCTTCATACAGTATCAACGGTGGTATCAGCTGGTTATCCGGCGGTGCATTGCCAGCAAACACAACATGGACTGCGGTTGCATACGGAGCCGGAAAATTTGTTGCTATCGCCAGCGGCGGTACACAAGCAGCCAGCTCAACAGACGGTGGTCTGAACTGGGTGTCACGTACATTACCAAGCAGCACAAACTGGACATCAGTGACCTACGGTAACAATAGATTTGTAGCAGTATCAAATACATCAGGCACAGCAGCAGCTTATAGTCTTGATGGTATTACATGGGTAGCCAGCACTGTACCGTCTGCACAATACACAGATGTAAGTTACGGTCAAGGCGTGTTCCTTGCTGTAAGCCAAAGCACACAAGCAGCCAGCTCTGAAGATGGCGTATTATGGACTTCACGCACTACATCAACAGCAGCTAACGGTTTCAGCGCAGTAATATTTGGTAATCCAAATCAGTCAGGATCGTTTGTAGCAGTACAACGCAGCACAGCAAGTACAGTAGCTTCACAGCTATTAGTTGGTGCCCAAGCAAAAGCTCGTGCGTATGTATCACAGCAGAAGATCTTTGCTATTAGATTAACAGAGCCAGGTAGCGGATACACTGTGGCTCCGACTATTACTATCACAGATCCAAACAATACCTACGAAGCACCGACACAGGTGCGTATTGGCAACGGAGCATTAGGCAATCCAAGCTTCATTAACAGAGGTACTGGCTATATTGCAGCAGCAGTTGATCTTGATACCGGTGACGGATACGGTGATTACTATCAAAGCGGTCAGTATATTGCAGTCAAGAGATTGACCAAATATCCAGTAGCAGGATCTAACGTGGTATTTGCACACCTACCAAACCAAACATTTAAATTGGTACAGGTACTTACACAGCTTGGATCATTCCCAGGTGCATATTCAGCGTTCTTCCAGATTGCTCCTAACATGAAGGATTACAGTCCTCCAGAGCATGAGCAGGGCGTAACAACAAGAATTCGTTACTCACAGGTTCGTTTAACAGGACACGACTTCCTTGATATTGGTTCAGGCAATTATGATGACACTAATTATCCAGGCGGCATTCCAGTTAATGCACCTACACAGGCTAATGAAACTGTAGATTCAAACGGTGGACGTGTGTTCTACACATCAACTGACCAGGACGGTAACTTCCGAGTTGGTGAATTGTTTACAATTGAACAGTCCACCGGTGTTGCAACATTGAATGCAGATGCGTTTAACATTGCAGGTCTACAAGAACTTACGCTTGGTAACTTATCTTTAGGTGGCGGTTCAGCTACTATTACTGAATTTAGTACAGATCCATTCTTTACACAGAATTCAGACACTGTAGTTCCTACACAGAGAGCAATTAAAGCCTATATTACATCACAGATTGGTGGCGGTGGCGCTGCATTGAACGTAAATAGCGTAACAGCAGGTTACATCTATATTGCAGGACAGCAGATTACCACTACAACAGGTGGTGCAATTAACATGAGAGCAACTTTTGAATTCAAAGGTGGAGTCAGAGGTTATCCAGTAGCTTGGAACTACTTTTTAAACTAAATACAACGGAGAAATAAATTATGGCAACAGGAAGATTAGGAGCAGCAGATTTAAGCGCAGCGACAAACACGCCAGTGTACGGCCCAGTAGCGGCAAGCGTTTTTTCAGTGGTTACTGTAAACGTGCTTAATCGCAATCCCAGCACATCGGTAAGCATTAGACTCGCAATTTCAACCAGCGCAAGTTCACCTGCAAACGCAGAATGGATTGAATACGATACAGTGTTAGCAGGCAAGGGCGTATTAGAAAGAACAGGTTTGATCTTAGATGAAGCTAACAAGTACGTGATAGTATACGCCAGCGGAACTGGTGTATCAGTTAACGTCTACGGCATCGAAACATCAACGGTTTAATATAAGGAACGAATCATGGCAAGAAGAATTTCAGGAGGCGCAGCCGGCGGTATAGCAGCAGCAGGAGTACAATTTACTGCTACTACACTTACCACAGCTGATAACGCAGACATAACTGTTGATCCGTCTGGCACTGGTATTTTTAAAATTGCCTCAGATGCGCAAATTAACGATGCAGGTGTGTTTAGATTCGCCGACGCAGACAGTTCAAACTGGGTGGGATTTAAATCAGCTGCTACTGTAGCAGCAAACGTTACGTGGACCTTACCCGCAGCAGATGGTACCAACGGTCAGTTTTTATCAACTAATGCGTCAGGTACACTAAGTTGGCAAAACGGTGGTGTCAGTGTTAGTGATCAAACATCATCATCAAGCACACACTATCTCTACATTGGTACAACATCAACTGGTACTGCAACAGCCGTTAATATTTCAAGTACAAAATTAACATTCCAGCCAAGTACTGGAACATTAGCAGCTACAATTTTTTCTGGATCTGCCAGTAATATTGCAACTACACTGACAACAACAAACTCTACATTCTATCCTACGTTTGTCAGCAGCAACAGTACTACAACAAACCAAGCACCAAACGTAGCAACAGCATTTACCTTTAATGCTTCTACTGGTACACTAACATCAACAATTGTTACAGCATCATCAGACGAAAGACTAAAAGAAAACGTTCGTCCTATTACAGGCGCATTGGATTTAGTACAGCAATTAGCCGGTGTAATATTCAATCGTATCGGTCAAACAGATGACGAGATTGGATATTTGGCGCAACAAGTAGAAAAAATATTACCTCAAGTGGTACATACTGCCGCAGATGGAATGAAATCTATTGCCTACGGAAACATTGTAGCACTATTAAGTGAAGCAATTAAAGAACAACAAGCACAAATCGAAGAATTGAAGGGGAGATTAGCTTAATATGGCATCATTAACTGGAACAGCAGTACAGTACGGATCGCCAATATACGATCAATACGGTACAAGCGCATCTACAACTAATCAAACAAACTCTAATATGATTGTTAGGGTACGCTTTGGCAGCGGATCAACTGTTGATCAGTATACCGGAACTCCAGACGGTACAAGCGGAATCGTAGACGGTTCACAAGTAGACATGGGGGTTCCAACAAAAACCAACAACTGGTACAGACTTTGCTGGCAAACAGTAACAGACGATACCGACGGAAACATCAGTGGTATTGGTATCCGTGTTGAACGCTGGACACCAAGTTCGGGCTGGAACCAAGTGTTAGCACAGGGTTCACATGCCAGCTATGATAACAACTACGGTGATTGGTATCGCCAAAATCATGGAATTTTCTGGGTCCCAACGCATCCAAGTTATCAGTCAGAACAACATCAATTTAGATTCGGTTGGCACAAACATGACAACGGAAACATGAGATTCAACGCATCTATCGGTAACGACCTCCGTCGTAACGGATTTCAAAACAATTGTTTTGAAGTTTGGGAAGTTGATGGCGATCGTATCCAATCAACTAACAATATGTCGAGGTTTTAATTATGCCAACAACAATGACAGGAACTGGGATTACTTATAACTCAGGACTAACACAATTACGCACACGCCCAATTATCAAACATCGATTATCCGGTTGCACCTCAGTGGACCAAGGCTTGCCTAACGGTAACTGGGATTTTATCAACGGCACTGAGATTGACATGGGTGTTCCACAAAATTCACAAAATTGGTACCGTTGCGAATTTTATACAGATACTGATGACCAGGGCGGCAGTAACGGCGGCAGTGGTTACGCACTATATCGGTGGACTCCAAGTTCTGGCTGGGATCGTATCCTTGACTATGGTTGGCATGCTAACTACGATAACAACGCCGGTGACTTTTATACGAGTATTAGAAGCATTTGGTATGCACCAGTACATCAAAGCTACCCGACTCAACAGCACGTTTTTAGAGTTTATGGTCGTAGACACCCAGACGTAGCCATGCGCTGTAACTGCTCAATTGGTGCAGATTACCGTCATGACAACTGGAATAACGGCATGTTTGAAGTCTGGGAATTAGACTTCAACTGGGCCACAACAACGAATTTATCGAGGTATTAAAGAATGCCAACAACATTAACATCAACAGGAATAGTTAACGCAGACACTATTGCACAAAACAGTATCGAAGGATTTGTTAAAGTAGGTTTCACATCATCACAAAATACAAGTTTTTCAGCAGGCAGCGGTTTTGGTCCGCAATGGCAGTATGCAGGATCACAGGTAGATATGGGTGTTCCAGCGAATGCCAATAACTGGTATAGAATTCGTTATCAAACAATCTGTGACGACCAAGGTGGTGGCGCACAAGGAACCGGAGCGGCCATTTATCGTTGGACTCCGAGCTCGGGGTGGAATCGCGTTATGGACCAAGGCCATCATGCAACACTTGAAAACGATGCCGGAGACTTATATTGGATGTGTGCTGTGGATTATCTAATTCCAGTACATCCAAGCTATCCAAGTGAAGCACACAGTTTTAGAATCTATCACGCCAACTGGAACGGTCCATGTCGAGTACATTGCGACATTGGCCGACAAGACCGTAGAGGCGGATGGAATAACAATTTATTAGAAGTATGGGAAATTGACCAGTATGTAATGAATTCTGGTAACCTTTCTCGTTATTAACAAAAATACAAGGAAATTAAAATGGCATTATTAGATAAAACCGTTGGATATGATTTATTAAAAGCACCGTTCTATGGTCATGCCTTAGCTGACGAATTAATAGAGCGTGGCGGTCGTTGGGAATTCGTTGGCAGCTACAGCTTCAGCTCTGAAGGTGAATATCAACAGTTAAGATTTAGAGATACACTTGCTTCAGAAGAAGATAAAGAAATTGATCGTTGGACAGGCGAAGCAAAAAACGTATACACATGGGATCAGATTCAAGGCGATTTGCCAACATGGGCAGAATTAGAAGCACGTCATCAACACAATCTTGAAGAATATGACAGTCTTGCTGGTAAGCGAGCAAGAAAATATCCAGACTGGCGCGACCAATTGGATATGTTATACAAAGATATCAACAATGGTAAGTTAGGTGAAGCCGCAAAAACCAGCACATTCTATACCACAATTAAGGCAGTGAAAGATTCCAGCCAATAAATAGGTGCATGGATGAGCAATTCTTTTATTCTTTCACAATAAATCATACTCAAGACGCAGCATTAGCTGGACAATTACTTCCGTTAGCTCGGAAGTTTTTGTCTATGCCCTCTAAATTAACCAACGAATGGAATTATAAAAATACCTATTCCGAAGTTGATGGGCTCGCTACAGAACCTGAATTAAAATTCTTTGTTGATTATATCTTAGAACAATCGACAGCATATTTAGAAAAACAAAAAATAAAACTAAAACCAAATCTTGGACTTTGGGTTAGCCTATTTGCCAGCGAAATGGTGTTAGGAGACGAACATGCTCCTCATGCACACCCCGGTGCATTATTATCAGGATTAATATATCTTCAAGTTCCGCCAGGGTCGTCAAACTTAGAATTTAAATCCCCAAGACATGTCAGCGCAGCCTGGAGAAACTATCTCCAAGAAGATTCGTATACACACAATTCAGAGATTTTTAAAATAAGAGATGATCATACTATTATGGTAGTTCCTAAACCAGGATTATTTTTATTTTGGGAATCGTGGGCCATGCACCGAGTTCCTCCTAATCAAAATATAGATGGTAGAATAACTATGGTATTCAATGTTGGAGTTGAAAACACATGACCACTAATTTTGAAATTCTTCCAGTGTTTCCTTCTGTAATTGCCGCAGCAAAAATAAAAGAAGATATCAGTGAATTATGGCAAGCCGCTCCATTATTAGAATATCACGAAACTACATCAGACGACAGTCACTCGGTTTATTGCAGTCAAAACATGCGACTGTTAGACAGTTACCCCATTGTTAAAAATATTATTTTAAATCAGTTTAACGAATTTAAAAATTCTGTACTGCACTTAGAAAAAACAGATTTTGAATTTACAACTTCATGGATGACAAAAACTGTGGCAGGGGGTTTTTGTCAATATCATAGTCATAAAAATTGTTTGTATAGCGGAGTGTTGTATCATTCAAAAACCAACAGCCTCGATAGTGGAAACTTATTATTTTCTGATATGGGTATTAAAAATGACACTATGTTGATTAACGAGCCTACGGAATGGAATATTTTAAACAGTAAACGTATTACTATTGAGCCAGACGCTAATTTGTTGGTATTCTTTCCAAGCCTCCTTAAGCATAGAATAAGCAGATACACGGGTACTGAAGATCGATATTCTTTAGCATTTAATTTGTTTCCTGTTGGGATATTGGGTAATGGTGATTCGTCAATTAATGTGAGATTAGCATGAGTGAAAAATTTGTAGATATCAATAAAATTTTTGTAGTCGACGACGTTGCTCCTGAGTGGTTATACGATTCCTGGGTGAACCGTATTACAGAAGCACAGCGTTGGAAGTACGGAATGGCTGCTACTCGACAGGATTACGGTAGATTCTTTGTACTATGGGTAGCACAAGCAGGATCGCATAAAGGACCCAGGGGACCATTTACAGGCGATCACGAAGGAATTGCCAATTATTTCAATGATCTGTGGCAAGATCATCATTTGCCACGACTAATTCCAGATGCCACAGTAATGAATATCCATAGAGTTCATTTTAACGGTCAATTCCCTACCAATAATAAATTAGCAGTTCATCTTGATTGGGATATATTAGATATGTGGACTATGGTCTATTATCTCGACGGAGATGACGGCGACACTCTATTCTACGAAAATCCAGAACCAGACGAAGAAGGAAATTTGTTACCACCTAAAGAAGTACATAGAGTACAATTTAAAAAAAACCGTGCTGTATTTTTTCCTTCTATATACTGGCATGCTGCAGAAAATCCCAAAGAAGGATTCAGAATCAGCTTGGCATTTAATTATCTTTTAAACAGATGTGAAATTAATAATTCACTTCGAAGAGACCGAGGTGTTATGGACACAATTATACCTCACCCAGACCTAACAGATTTTTTTGCCGAGTTAGATCAAAAAGCTAAAATAGAAAATATGCATAAACGTATGCAACAAGATGTTGTTAAGTCTTCAAAACCAACTTAGATGCAATGGTATATCTTGGATGTTCAGCAACAATAGATGGAGCAATTGCTGAATGTTGAAGTCTTGAATCAAATAAAACTATACTACCCGGTTTAATAGTAACTGAATAGATAACTTCATCTTGATTATCACTATAGAACATTGTCTCGCCGTGCCAGTTAACATTCCAAGTATGATTCGCATAATGTAATAGAGTATATGATCCAGGGTTATTATCTGGCACATCTGTATGTAAAAAATCCACAGTGTTTGATGTTGCATAATTTACATACTGTTCTTTTAATGCAACTTTAGACCAATCTAACTCGCTGATAACTCTGGAATATTTTTTGTTTATTATTTCAGACAGCGGCCCGTCCAGATCAATCATGCTTTGCCATTTTACATCTCTATCTAAATTATTAAGCAGATAGCAGTCGATGTTTGTTCTAACAAAAGATAAATTTACAATCTGATTGTATATTGTTAAATTTTCTCTATGATCGAACGCCTGTTCATAGATTACAATTTTTTTATCTTGATATTCTATAGTTTTTTTCAACATGATTATTCTTTAACAGATGGAATATAATTGATATTAAATGCAATACTGATACGTTCTTCGTCGGTAGTATTTGCATGAGTAGCATGTTGCAGCCAGGCTGGAAATAATATAAGATCGCCGTCGGCTGGAATTAATTCAATGCTTTGCGGTGAGCATCTACCTTCAGGAAAGCCTGCATTGTACAGCATTAAATTTGGATTATTAAAACACAGTCCGCCCTGCGCATCACTGACTCTAAAGTAATAGACTCCGGCAATTGTATATCCTGGGTGTGAATGGTAATCATGTTTAACATTTTTTTCAGCAATGTTGATCCAAGAATTCATAATCTTAAAGTTACCGCCCTTTAAATTAGGGATTACCGGATCGGGATTGTGTATAACTGTAGTCCACTCAACTCCGGCAAGGTATCTTTCTAATGCTTCGTAAATTCGTGACTCGAGATTTTTTAAATTATGTTTTCCTATTAAATCATCAGAGATAAAATACCCACCAAGTTCTTTTTCTTGTTTACGTTTGCCTGAATCTTTATAGATAAAAGATACGTTTTCTAAATCGTCGTTATCTTTGATATATTGCAGACAATCACGAATTTCAATCTGCACAGGATCGTAATTATACACTGTGGCAGGATCTTTATATATCGGTGTTGGAAACAGGTACATGAGAGGCATTATATTATTCCTTATACTGTAGAGATAAGCTCAGCTGATCTGGGTCTATTACTTTCTATTTCTTCTACAAAGAACACCTGTGTTAATCTTGGTTCAGAATCCATAGAAAAATTATCAGCCCTATGCGGAACACCAGAGTCAAAACTTATCATTCTATTATATCTATTTGAAAATCGCACAGTTTCTATAAAATTAGAATCTTGTTGAGTCATTTCTGTTTCATAATTTTCATTGTAGGTCTGATTTAGATAAAAGAAATGTTTGGCTTGATGCTCTTTGTCATACTTACTTGGATCAACGATTTCATACAATGAAGTTCCGCTATTGATATTTGGTGACTTATTAAGGTATATAATTCCGCCAAATATTGCATCGTCATAATGTATCCATCCTTTATTTTTAGATGAGCTAACATCGGTGTCATATGCATCAATAAGTTGAAACGATGAAGTAATTTTCCATCGTAATTTACTATATTGTAAATCAAAATAATAAGAAAATATTTTATGACAGAACTTGCTCATAAATTCTGGATCTAATAAAAAGATATCCTTAGTTCGCTTGCCAGGCCACTGCCCAGTGGGAGATGCTGTAAACTCTTGTGCCAGTGCAAACTCTCGAACCTTGTCTGGTTCTAAGTAAAAATTATCTATGCACATTGTTGGAAATGGTAACATATATTCTCTTATATTAGCGGAAATAACCCACTGCACCCTGTATTCATCATAGGATCCATTGTTATATCATATCCTATAGTTATCCTATCACCCTCGTATGGTGCTGTTACATTGACTCTGTGTAGGCGCTGCCCTGGTCCAAGATAGATCTGTCCTGGTTTATTAGTGATCGAATAGTCTTCAAATTCAGTTATGGTGTTTTTTGGATCTATTGAAATGTATCCGTGATAGTCCCAAACGTGATTGTGCCAATCTAATACATTATCTTGAGTATGCAAATTGACCCATGCCTGGAACCATATCTGTTGTGTTGGAAATTCTGCTCTAATTATATCTCTAAGCTCTTTGTAGAGATTATAAAAGTATACAGACCCAGCGGTAACAGCAAATAAATTATATTTGTAATAATTTTTAGTTGTGTCCTCGCCAGAAAACGCTGCTTTAACTTCCTGACATTGATCGATAAATGCCTGTTGATTATCTATAATATATCGAGATTGAAATAATTTATAATTATTCATCGATATATTCTAATCTAATATTTCCAGCAATGGTAGTGCCTTCGTTGCCAGCAAGTACATGATGTTCGATAAAACTTGGAAAGATTATAATAGTACCTGGGCCTACCTTTGGTCGATAATTCATCGGAAATGCCGGTGCACAGATCCCCATTTGATTTTCAATAAGTTTCCATGCAGGATTTAAAAATACAGTTTTAGACTCTTGCACAGTTTCATAAATTATAAAACTCCATTGGAATCCTGCATGAATATGTACTTCCTGCGTATCAGTTTTACTGTAGGCATTGCGCCATATAGCACCGATGGTTGGATTTTTATACGTTCCGGTAGTGGAAAGATGCTTATCAATAACACTGCTCAAATAATCAAATGTATCTGGATGAATCTCCGGTTGATGCAGATAGTTAGTTTTGACATCACTCAACCATGTGGCATCGTAACCCGTTTCAGTTATTTGAATCTTTGTTAGATCAACTTGATCTACAAAAATCGGAATAGAAAATAAATCGTATTTCATTGTATATTGCTTATATCCCTAAGACTTCTCTCTACTTTATGGAATGGACTGTAATTTTCTTTATTAAGACCGTAGGCAATATCGTGACCACCTACAAAATCAACGTTGAATGCCACACTGATTCTCTGTTCTGTAGATTTATTTTTCCGTGTACTGTGCATTAACCAGCTTGGAAACAGAACAATGTCCCCATCGTTAGGTATAATATCTATGGTCTGTGGACACAGCGCACCCTGTGGAAACTGACAATGCATCATTGCTGGGTTAGGATTATTGAAACAAATTGATCCTTGCTCCTTGCTTACTCTAAAATAATAAGTTCCTGAAATAGCATAACCAGGATGACAGTGGACTCCATGCACATCGTGCTGATCAGCGATATTAATCCAGGAATTTTTAATGACATAATCTCTATTACCAGTCCAGCCTATCTTATCTGCATATTGATTAACAGCATCGTGTATTCTATTTTTTAGATTAACACAATTATATTTCTCAATAAAATTGTAGGTTTTTTCAAATATATCAGTTTCTTCCATAGATTTATAAAGATACGAAACTGATGATGTGTCGTGTGTGCTTTGAATTTGATTATAGGCTGCCTGTATTTCTAATTGTACAGGATCATAATTTTCTATTGTAGCCGCTACACGAACTACCGGTGTAGGAAACATCAAATATAATTCACTCATCGCCAAAATTTAAACGGACATTTTGATTCCGGTTTGTCCTTGATAAGATTCCATGATTTATTAGGTAAGAAAATCTTTAATCTTGTGTGATTTTCAGATTTTCTAATCAATTGATTAGACGGCTCTGCACGTTCTAATACAATTTCTTCTAAATAGTCATCGAGATTTTTAAATTTAATAATGCCCAATGGATCGCCGCGTTTAATAGTAGTTGTTTCGTTATGGAATTTAAATGCAAACAATGACGGCCTGAACCAACGGCTGAATGGGAACTCGCCTCCGATTAATTCTGCGTTGTGTGTGCGAATCATGTCAGGTATAGGTTGTATTTCTAACCATAAATTTTTATATTTTTGTTTTTCTAACCAAAATATCAATTGCTGATTTACCTGCCCAATTGCTACACCGTTGTAAGGTGGTGGCGGCTTTTGCTCTCGAGGGTCAAAGAATCCAGCATTTTCATAGACTGCACCCCTGGCTTCATCAAATGTACAATACTTAAATGCTTCATTGTCTACAACGCCTGTTTCTTTGTTATACTTTACTTCAATGTCAATTTGAGAAAAGAATACATAGCTGTTTTTAAAAGAAGTTTTCCATGCAGGGCATTTCCAATAGACATGTTTCTCATGCGAATCCTTGAAGTACGTTAGATACGGTACTGGCGGAATATATACTTCCTCCTCCAATAATGGATGATCGTATGGCATTGAATAATTGTCAAACCGCGGAGCATAAAAAATTTTCTTCATAGTTTACCAAGCCCAACTAACAAAACTATAACGAGTACCGCTGGTTATTTCTTTAATTCTATGCGGATACAAGAAACAACTCGGAAATACAATTACATCCCCAGTGTTAGTTGGAACGGTATAGTCGTCAAAGAATGTTAATTCTCCGCCGGTGTATTCTTCATTTAACACTCCGATCATCGACAACGCTGGAATGCCTTTTTGTTTTCCATCGAACAATGAATGAATATGATCAAAATGTGATCTCATTAGTGTGTTAGTATTATATCGATTTAATCTGATGCCGCAACATTGACTTATAGTATGAGAATAATCAGTATCT